CCGCGGGATATGGCGCCTCGACCGCCAGCATCCCCGCCGCCCTTCGCCACGCCGTGCTGCTGCAGGCTGCGCACCTGTACGACAACCGCAGCAGCGTCAACATCGGCAACATCGTCAACGAGATTCCGTTCACGGTTCAGCGCCTGATCGTGCAGTACCACTCGGGGGACTATCAGTGAACCCGGGCTACATGCGCACCCCGCTGGAACTGCTCGGCGCGTCCACGGCCACCGACGAGTACGGCCAGCCCGTGCGCACCGTCAACGCCGCCGGCAGCGGCACGGTGCTCTTCGCCGCGATCAATGACGCCAGCGCGGACGAGAAGATGAACCACCGCCAGATGAATCAGACGGTGACCCACCGCATTCGCATGCGATGGCATCCCAACGTGAGCCACCGCAGCCAGCTGCGCACCGTTAGCAACGAGCAGGGCACCATCTCTCGCACGTGGGAGATCGTGACCGCTGTGGACTGGCAGGAGCGACGCCAGTACCTCGACCTCATGTGCCGGGAGATCGTGACCTGATGGGCTACTCGAACATCCACAACACGATCGCAGTGCAAGGCGTCGAGCAGGTCAACAAGGCCATGCGAGAACTTGGCACCACTGTGCTCAAGCAGATCACCGAAGAGATCATGACCGAGGCGATGGAGCCCGTGCGCCGCGGCCTGCTCTCGGAGTTCTCTGCGCGCAGCGGCAAGCACGACAGCCAGAAGCCGTCGAAGGCTGGCCGCTGGAATCGCTGGATGTTCAAGACCTACAAGACCGGAGCCACACCCGGCTTCTCGCGTGCCCAGGTGAAGCGCGCGTTCAGCATCAAGGGCTTCGGCTTCCACTTCTGGACCGACAAGCGCGGCAACTTCCGTTCCCGCGTCAAGGCGTGGGCGCCGGGCATCTGGATCATCGACGCCGGCCGCTACTCGGGCCTCGCCAACTACCCCGGCTGGCGCGTCATCCTGAACCTGTACAAGCGCCTCACCGGCGGCATCAATGCGCACATGGCGACCGAACTGCCGCGGCGCATCCTGCTCGAAGCAGCGAAGAGGGGGCTGTCGTGAGCAGCCAGGCGATCGTTGCAGCCGTCCGCGACGCGCTCACGCAATCGACCAGCGTGACCAATCTGGTGTCCACGCGAATCTTCACCGCGTTCCGCGATGCCACCACCCTGCCTGCCATCGTGCTCACCACCGGGCAGGACGCGAACGTCTCGCCGACCTTCGGCCGCACCGACTGCCTGCGCAAGTTCACCGTCGAGGTGGACTGCATCGCGTCCACGCTGAAGGTGTCGCGCCAGATCGCCGAGGCCGTGCGATTCAAGATGCACGGCGCGAGCGGCCAAGCCCGCAGCGTGCAGATCTTCGAGATCCGCGAGACCGGGATCTCCAGCCAGTACGACGTGGGCAGCGAGGCCACCGAGACCGGCATCCACGTCACGACCGTCACGCTGGAAGCGACGTATCGCTCTAGCTCCGTTTCACCCACGACCATCACCGAGCCCGGTGGTGGCGTTCCTTGATCTAGGAGGATCACACCATGCCCGGAATCACCGCAGCGGTGCCCACGTTCGGCACCACCGTCTCGATCGGCGCCGCCGTCGCCGAAGTTCTCAGCGTCAACCTCGACGGAATGAAGCTCAACACCATCGACGTGACCACGCTGGCCGATCGGCATCGCAAGTTCGTCGCGGGCCTGATCGACAGCGGCAGCATCTCGATGGAAGTCAACATCCTCAGCGCGCACAGCGCCCTGTGGGATCAGCTGGACAACACGGCCGCCACGACTGCGCCCAGCGCGCAGACGTTCACACTCACCTTCGGCGCCTCTACCACGACGCATGTCGCCACCGGGTCATGCTTCGTGACCGATTACTCGGTGAAGGCTGGTCTGGACGGTGCGCTCACCGCGTCGTTCACCATGAAGATCACCGGCGCCGTCACCCTGAGCTGATCCATGAGCGAGATCAAGGACAAGCTGCTGGGCCTGAAGTCGAAGGTGCCATCTGAAACCGTGTCCATCCCCGGCGTCGGTGAGGTCGAAGTGCGTGGCCTCACCGCCGCCAAGCGGGACAGGTGGGAGATGGAGACCTTCAGCAACAAGGGCAACACCGTCCGCAACATCCGAGCGAGCCTGGTGTCGTTGTGTCTGTACCACGACGGCGCCCCGCTGCTCGGGCCCGCTGACGTTGACGCCCTCGGAGAACTTCCCGCCGGCCTCGTCGATCACCTGTACGACGTCGCGAGCCGCGTGAGCGGGCTCGGCGTCAAGGATCGCGAAGTGCTGGAGGGAAACTCCGAGAGCGCCCGCTGAGACAGTTCCTGTTTCGGCTGGCGCTGGCGTTGGGCAGGACGGTGGCAGAACTAGAGGAGACCATGAGCAGCCACGAACTGAGCGAGTGGATGGCCTTCGAGGCGATCGACGGAGCGATCGGGAACCAGCGCGCCGACATGCGCGCCGGAATCATCGCGGCCACGATCGCCAACTGCCACCGCACCGCTAAGTCGAAGCCGTTCAGTCACCTCGACTTCATGCCCTACGTCGAGAAGCCCAAGACCTCGCAGGAACAACTGGCCGAAATGCTGGCGAAGGCGTTCGGCGTGAAGCCGAAGTGGAAGGAGTAAGCCGTGGCAAGTTCTAGCATCAAGATCGCGCTGGAGATGACGGGCGTGCAGGCTTACGCCAACGCCACCGAGCGGGCGGCGCAGGCCAACGAGAAGATGGCCGAGCGGTCGAAGAAGTCGATCGCCGGCATCATGTCCTCGACGCAGCGCATGGTGGACATGGCTACGAAGTCGAAGGAGCAGATGACGCTGGAGAAGCTCGCGGCCAGCAACGCTTCGCCAGATCAGATTGCCGAAGTGAAAGCGCGGTTCGCCCAGGTCGAGCAGGTTCGCGCAGCCGAGAAGGCGGCCGCAGCTGCGAAGGCGGCCGAGGAGCAGCGCGCGAAGGAGCAGGCGATGGCGCAGGCTGCGGCGGCGAAAGAGCAAGCGATGGCGCGGGCTGCAGCAGCCAAAGAAGAGGCACGGGCGCAGATGGAAGCGGCGAGGCAGTCGGCAGAACTGCGCCGGGTTGCTGAGGCTGCTTCACTTGTTCAGGCAAAAGAGCTCGCTGCATCGCAGGCTGCGGCAGCGAAGGAGGCCGCCGAGTCCCGACGCGCCGCCGAGGTGGCTGCAGCCCTGAAGGCGAAAGAGACGCAGGTCAAGATCCACAAGCAGCTGGTGGCAGAGAAGGCGGCCGCCGACCAGAAGTACCAGCGCACGCAGCAGTACGCCGACAGCACAAAGAGCGGGCCGATGTTTGGCAAGACCCTCGGCCCGCTGCTGAAGGGCTTCGTCGGGTTCAAGGCGGTCGATCTGGGGCTGGGGGCAATGGCGAACGCACTGGAGCAACTCGCCAGCGGCGGCAAGGTGGACAAGCTCAAGGTGTACAGCGACACCATGATCGGCTTCGTGAAGGGTCTGCCGGCTGGCGATCACATCATGGGAATCGCCAAGGGCGTGCACGCACTCCTCGGCTGGGGTGGCGGGCCTGACGCCATCGACGCGCAGACCAGAGCCATCGACGCCCAGACTGCAGCCATGTCAAGGCGCTTGACCGCGGAAGAATCGTTCCGCCAGAAGATGGAGCAGATCCGCCGCGAGCGCAGCAAGGTCGGAAAGTCAGACGACGAGATCGCGCGCCTCGACCGGGAAGCGCAACTGGCGGACCAGCGTCAGACCCTGATGGCGAAGGGCATGGGCGGACAAGAGGCCGACAAGAAGATCGCAGAGATGCGCGCGTCGCTCGCATCGCTTGACCAGGCAAAACTCCGCGCCGAAATGTTGAATCAGGCCAACCGAGCCGACCCGGCACTGCACCTTTCGATGCTGCAGGAGCAGCAGAGGATCGCGCACGAACTGGTCACATCGGAGCGAGACCTGTACGCCGAGAAGACGGCGCAGCTTGTGCTCGACGGCCGAATCACCGAAGCCCAGGCGAAGCAGCTGCGCGACGCCTACGACAAGACGGCAGCCACGCGGCTCGAAGTCGAAGCACGGAAGAAGTCGGAAGAGCACATGCGACAGCAGGCAGAACTGGCGAAGCAGATGGAGCAGCAGGCCAGTGAACGCACCGGGCGCATGATGAACTTCGGCAACGCCGAGAGCCTCAGCACCGCCATCGGCGGCGTGAAGGTGGCGGGCATGACCTCGTTCAGCCTGGAGCGCATGATGCCCACGCAGGACGCCATCAAGCTCGCCGTGCAGCAGATCGCAAAGAACACCGCACCCCTCGCGGCAGGAGCACCCTGATGCCCATCGTCATCTCGCAGCGCGCCGGCGGCACCACGATCCAGTTCGACCGCGGCAAGTGGAGCGGCTCGGCGTCCTATGTGATCACGGACAGCGCCGGCGCGAGGCTGACCGCCGCGGGCATTCTTGCCGACGCGACGGTCGTGGCGAAGCTGTTCCCGACTGAGTACGGCGGAAGTGGCGGCGCTATCACCGACCAGGGCGGCTACTTCTCCGGGCTGGTCACTTCGCCGACGTTCGATCTGAAGATGGTGGACGACGGCGGCTTCGTCTGGGAAGCGACGGTGAACTTTGCAAGCCAGACCGGAGACAACGGTGGCGCAACGACCGACAACAAGGTGGAGCGCGAGGTGGGCTTCATTGCCATCGAGTATTCGCTGAGCGGCGAGCCTGTCGATATCTGGAGGGCGAACACGAACGTGCCACCCATCAGCGGCGGCACGATCGCAGACCCCGGAGACAACGACATCGGCGGCACGAAGGTCGATTCGGCTGGCGAGCCGATCAGCACCTTCGTGAACGTCGCGCGCGTGACCGTGCGCAACGTCATCTCCGGCCGGCCCGGCAGCTCTGGCAAGCCGATCATCCCGCTGGCGTACATCAACCGGCGCAACGACGCGAACTTCTCGATCGGCCCCTACTCGTTCCTGAAGGACACCCTGCTGTTCACGGGCTGCAATATCAGCCGCGTCGGTCCCAGCACCTACGAGATCGTCTACTCGTTCTCATACGATGCGAAGTACCACCTGCGACAGATCGCGAAGAAGAACGCAGACACCGGGCAGATCGAGTGCTCGAAGTCAACGGACACATGCACGAGCTCGTTCACCGCAGTCGGCACGGGTGAAACTGCGCGCGCGCGCTGCGTGTACTGGCGGCAGCCGTTCCCCGGTTCGGCAGACTTCACTGCTCTGGGAATGACCACGACATGATCCGCGTCGCAGGAAACTGGAAGCACTCGGTCGGGCCGTGGTCACCCAGCATGATCAAGGTCATCGCCGACGCGGTGAACTCGGCGAGCGAGAAGCAGGACACCACGGCGCCGGCACAACGATCGGCGCCGATGATCTTTCTCGCGCGCATCACGGGCTCGACGCCAGTGTCTGGCAAGACGGCCACCGTGGGAGGCAGCGCAACCCCGCAGCCGGTGGCATGGACATACGACTGGGAAGAAGTGAGCGTGAACACTGGCGGCACCTACGAGACCGCCAAGAACTACCGCCGCACCAGCACGCTCGCAGGCACGAAGGGCAGGGCGTTCAACGGGTGCGAGGGCGTGCAGATGATCGGCACCACGGCCACGCTCGGCCCAGGGATCACGACCGCCTATATTCCCAACGGCTTCAGCTTCAAGCCGATCGCCACGAACACCGTCGTGCTCATGTACGCGCTGTCGCGCGACAACGGCGAGCCGCTCTTCTTCTTCAGCGCGCCGAATGCGGTGGACGGCACATGCTCCAGCAGCCTCACCGGCGACGGTGGCGGCGGCGAAGAGGAAATTGGATTCCCATGATGAGCCCCACCCCCATCGGCCCCAGGCATCACACGCACCCGCAGCTCGCGACCGCGATCAGCGTCCTGCAGCTGTTCGTGCTGGTGGTGGGCGTCGCCGGCGTGTTCATCACGCTCGGCCGCAAGGACGCGATCCTCGACCGTCAAGACCGCGACCTGACGGAACTGCGCAGCATCGTGGGCGACCTCGTGAAGTCTCAGGTGCTGGGCGCAGCGAACGACCAGAAGCACGCAGAGGCGCTCCAGCAGGTCGCGAACCGCCTCGACCGTCTCGAGGGGCGGCGGTGATCCGGGCGCTGCTGTTCCTGCTCCTCGTCGCCCTGGCGGCGTGCAGCCCCAGCCGGCAGATCGCCGTCTCGGCGACAGACGCGCAGGCACGGGCGGGCACCATCGCCCGGCTCGCCACCCACATCGGCAGCGTGTCCACCCAGCCCGACGTGGTGGCCGATGCCGCGACGATCGTGCTGGAGGCCCAGAAGATCGAGCAGGCCGCTGCGTCGATCCACGAGGCGCTGCCTGGCGTCGAGGATCAGACCCCGTGGTGGGCCAGCCTGCTCGGCTGGGGCTTCGCTGCGGCGATCGTGGTGGCCGTGGTGGTGCTGCTGTGGCAGACGGGCATCGGGCAGGCGCTGCGTGCAGCCGTGGGGCTTATCCCCCGGCGCGCGCGCACCGAAGCCGCGCTCGCCGCCGCGACCCTCGACCCGGCCCAGACTGAGAACGTCCGCGAGTGGATCAGCGCCAAGCGCGCCGCCGACCCGCTCTTCGATTCCGCCTTCCGCGCGCAGCAGGAGAAGCGCACATGATCATCCTCGCCACCATCGAGAGCCTTATCGGTTCGACCTGGGCCGCCATCGCCATGCTCGCGATCGGCTACATCGCTGGTCACCTTGTGAGCGTGACCCGCATAGCCTCGTGGATTCCGGGCAAGAAGGACTGACGCATGAGCATGATGCAGGCGGGGTGCTGCTGCGGGGGAGAATGTTCGTGCCCGAGCGGGACTGCAGCGCCGAGCAGCGTTTCGCTAACCATTACGGTCACGGGCTGCCAGGGCACGACGGCCGTGATTCCGTGCGTTTTATTGTTGGACGCAGACGCGCCGTGCCTTGTCGGAAACTGCCTGTGCCAAAAGTATTCATTCACGGCCAACCTAAACACAGCTGGCGGGTGCAGCGGCAACTACGCGTGCGACATTCCATACGACTATTTTGACACTTGCCAAAACGGAACGCCCGACCCAGGGCAGGCATTGATCGGCATCGCCAAAGCGTCGCTGGGAACAAACGGAGTCGGCTTCGATTCTGCCGAATACCCGGCGTGCGACGTATGGTTTTTGCGCTTGACGCTAGAACTGAAGCCTGGACTGAGTAACCCAACAGCGCAGTCTGCCAGTGGTGTTTGCAGCGATTGCCATTGGCACGACCCGAGCGCGCCGTGTCTCAGCCCTGTGTCTCAAACTTTTGACATGGGATTTTGGAAATCCACCGGCCAAGACCCGCGAGGCACCTATGTGTCTGCGGTTGGTAGCCCGATTCCAGAAGCCTGTTGGGTACATGTTCCACCTCCATGCGACCCTTGTACGTATTGGGGCATGACCATCAACGACATCACCATCGCATGATCGAGTGCGACCACTGGAGCGAGTGCAAGGTGCTGGGCGGCGGATGCTGCGCTGCTGGTCACTACGGCGGCCGGCCGAGCATCGGCGTGTGCGGCCAATGCCCCCACCGCGTGGTGCGCGGCGAGCAGCCCATCGGCACCACGATCACCTTCGGGTTCATGGACCGCGCGAAGGCGTACCTGGCGGCCGAGGCGCGTCACGCTGCGCAAGGCCCGGCGAGCGTCCAAGTGCAAGCGGATCGTGCCGCCATTTGCAAGGCCTGCGACGGGCGCGCAGACGAGATGGAAGGCAAGACCGACCCGGGCGGCATCGGCTTCTGCACGAAGTGCGGCTGCACCAGCAAGCGCGCCGCGCTGTCCGTGAAGCTGACGCTAGCCGGCGCGACGTGCCCGCTCGCGAAGTGGGCGCCCGTCCAGGGCGAAGGCGGCAGCGTCGCCACCACGATCGAAGCGATCGGTGGCGTGGCCGAAACTGTCGCGGACCAAGTGAAGCGGCTGCTGGGTTAGGTTTCAGCCGACCGCGTTCGCCAGGCTTCCAAAGAACAGAAGCAGAAGCCACACAACGACCAGCGCGACAACCAAGCGCACCAGCGAAAACCTCGGCTTCTTCTTCGCTTCCAGACTGTTGCGATACTCGACCTCGGCCTTGATGCGGCGCTTTTCTGCTTCGCTCAGGCCACCGTCTTCTTGAACCGTTGCCATGTTGGGCTCCTCCAGAAGCGCGCACGATAGTGCTCGCGAGCCGCGGCGACAAACAGAAGAAAATGAAGCGTTTTTACCACTTGGATGATGGTGTGCATAACTTTGCACGTCATCCAAACTAGTGACGCTCTGCACTAGTTTTGCGCGCAATGAAGGTCCGGGTCACGTTCGAGTTCGATCTGGGTGCTAGCGTGGACGCGGAGCCATGCTTGGAGACACCTCGTGCATACCCCCCCCCCCCCGTTTTT